TGTTTTCGTGTACTTCCATTTTTTTAATTTCTTGTAGTTGACCATTTACTTCAACGTATATGACAGCATCACTAACAGCATTACCTTGTCTTGTGCCAGCCTTATTACCTGCAGTAAAAGAAGATAAAAATTCTTGTAAATCTCTTACTCTCATTTATTTTTTTCTGCAAGAAGTTTTTCAATTTCTGACTTATAAGTTTTTTTATCAAACTCTAACTCTTGTATCCTCTTACTCATTATCGTAAGTCTAGCGCTTAACTCGTTTATAACTTGTTTAGCACCTTCTAACGTGTTGGCGGTTTGTATCCATTTAGCTTCTTTCTGCTTCCATTCCCATATTTCTTTTCTATGTTGCTCAATTAAAAACGTAAGATCACCTGGACCTCTGTCTTCATTTTTAATTGTAACTTCGTTTTCATGACTCATGTCTTCTCCGTGTTCTTTCAAATTTGTATATGTACGTTTCTCTTTCATACCTTGACTTTATAGGAGAGTTACCTTAAATTGTCAATATGGGACTTCCTAAAAGATTGACAGAAATGCAAAAAAGATTCGCCGAGTTTGTTGTATTTGGTGGACCCGAGGGACCTGTGTCTCAATCAGAGGCAGCAGTGCTTGCCGGCTACTCACCTAAACGTGCACGACAAGAAGGATCTGAATTATTAAACCCAAGACTATCACCTCTTGTTGTGGCTTATGTTGGAAAACTAAAAGAAGAAAGACTGCAAAAACATGAAGTGACTTATAGTAAACACATTGCAGAACTAGATAGAATTAAAACAGCCGCGCTTAAAAAAGGTAGTTTCTCTTCTGCTGTAAATGCTGAAGTATCAAGAGGAAAGGCAGCAGGACTATACATAGACAGAAAAATAATAAAAACTGGTAAATTAGAAGACCTGTCAGAGGAAGAACTAGAAGCAAAAATGAAACAAATTTTAGACGACTACGCGCCTCTTCTAAATGCAAAGACTGTTGAGGGTGAAGCAATTGAAGCACCTAAATCTTCTGAATCTTCCGAATCCACTGACGTGGAATCATCGTCCGATCCCCAAAACTAAAACTACCATCGTCTTCTTTGTCGTAAGATGCAAATAACTTTATAGATTTCTTATCTTTAGAATATAACCAACCCTCATTGATAGGTCTTGCTAAAGACATCTTATCAAACTCTTTTTCATTTGCCCAGCCGGAGTCACTCACACAATCAATCCACTCCACTCGGACTTTCGGATAAGGTATATCGGGAGTTATAGAGGCAATAGCTTTTCTTCTTTTCCTAGGCATACCCCCTTATAAGAGATCTGACAGATAAATACCAGTTTTAAAAACACGTTTGCGCGCGCGCGAAGGCACCACTGACTACTGACATAAATTTTTGTCATTTTAAAAATTTCTGTCAATGTTTTTGGCAGTAAAAATCGTCTAGAATAGTTGATTTTATTGTGTTTCTTGCTTGACTGACAGAAATGACATAAATTTTGGCATAAAAAATTTTTTTTAAAAATAAAAAATATCTGTGAGATCTCTTATGTGTCAGCCAGTTTAGAATTATTCTAATGTTTGCCACAATATTGCCTCAATATAGCCAATTTATCGTCACTTTCTGCTATTTTTGAGATCAATTTGTCTATTTCTGCCGTAATGTCAGGGTGCTCAGGAATAACTTGTGGTCCTTCTATGTACAGTTTGAGCTTTACCGCTGCGTCTGCAATCTCAGACTCGTACCTTTTTACCATGACGTCGTATAAATCATTACTAATTGCCATTGAAAAAGTCCTCCGGGTTATAGGGTTTGCTTATCTTTTTTTCATCAAATTGTAGCTCATGATACATGTCTAGTCGTTTGAGAAATTTGTGTTTCCAAGATCTTAACTCTTCGTCTTTAAACTTAAATTCTTGGTAGTACAGATCAGGCGTACATACCATAATTATACCTTGTTGAATCTTACTGCCATAAACGTGGTCATGCGCCATACAGTATGCGGCAATTTGTAAGAAATAGTCATCTATCCATTCTAATTTTTTAGGACGGTTGGCTTGTTTAAAATCTATAATAGTATCCATACCGTTGTGACTACAAACCAAGTCAGTAGACCCAGCATATAACCCAGGATAATACAACGTAACTTCTGAGCCGTAAACTTCTTCCACAGGCGTAAGACCAATGTCAATAACTTTTTGGGCCATGGCTTTCGCCTCCTGTCCAAGCCCTGTAAGATCATCGTAGCCAACGCCGAGTATATAATTCTCGAGGAATTTGTGCATGGCAGTTCCCCGTTTACTAGATAAATTCTTGATTTGCTCTGCTCGTTCTTCTCCAACTTTGGCCTTCCAGTCTTTTAAAAATTTTTGATCTTTGGTCTTGCCTAATATAGTAGTCACCGACGGAAGTCTAGACCCATTTATATCATAGGTCCGTGATCCTTGGTCCGTTATCTGTTTACCGCTAACGTAGTTATATTTTTTATTAATTTTTAGACCTTGCTTCATTTGTTTTTCTATATTGTGATACTCTTCTATATCTTTATCATCCATCATACTTTAAAATCCATTCCTATCAGCTATCTCTTCTAAAAATTTTTTAGTCTCATCTAGCTTTTCTTTTTTAGTATTTTTTTTAAATATTTCATTCCATCTTTTACGATACAAATCCGTGGAAACCCTTGATTTTCCGTCCCATTTTCTACCTTTATCTTTCTTCATAATTTATTACTTAACTCCTTAAGATAAATTTCATTCTCATCTTCTTCTCTAGATAAAACTTCTCCAGTATATTTACCGTTCTCATCTCTTGCAATTTTATATCGCTTATGCCATTCTTTTTGATCGTGTTGAGCAACAGAAATTTCTCCGCTAAATAAATCAACGTAAACTATTTCTATCTTTACACCTTTTACTTTTTTATTAACTCTACAAATTTTAGTGCCGTCTTTACGATAACTTTTAAACTTAACGTCAAAGTATCTAACGTTGTTATCTTTATCGACAGCAATAAAATCAATAGGACCTATACCACCTACAGCTGCAAAAACTCTAAAACCTTTTTCAATAAAATAAGCTTGGGCAAGTAATTCAGCTCTTAAACCTTTTTTGTGTTTATCGTCTATCACTTGTAAAAATCCATCTTAAGGTTGCAGTGGTTGGATCGTATCCATCAAACTTGCTAGTGCACGCTGTCAGAAGTACCATCATCAATCCAACCCATATCAGTTGTTTCATAATACTCACCCTCCGAATCACAGTCCCAACACTGATGGACAGTATCTCCAAACTCAGTGCCGACCTTTAGATATCCATTTCCCTTACAGGTAGGACATATGTGTACTGTTACTTTAGCTTTTTTTAATTTTGCCATTTAACTTCTTCGCTTTCTCATTCGCTATTTGCTCAATGGTTTTACTTATAGATAATTTTGCATCAGGCAATAATACCTTGGACAAACTTATAAGTGTCTTGTATGTTTCGTGTGTCAGCGAAACATTTCGATATTTAGTTATATCAGTCATGGTTTCCTTTCATGTTAAATTGTATCTAATATAGGGTAGTTTATAGGATTGTCAATGAAAATTTTATTAACATTAATTATGTGTAGTTATACAGAAGCTACGTGTCTGCCGCCGTATGAATGGCCGGAACAGTTTAATGATATGTATAATTGTATGTTAACGGGTTACGAAGAGTCTCAAAAGAAAATGATTGAAATTGGAAAACAAGATGTCAATAAACATCAAATCTATATTAAATTTACATGCACGCCTGCCAAGGTCATTTGACAATGTGTCCAAATTGTGGTAAAGGCTTAACCTTCTCACCACAATTGCCTACTCTTACTTTCCCTCTTTAGAGTAGGTGTGTATTTTTTTCTGTGTAATGTTACCATCTTTATCTATCCATAACTCGTATAGATCTTTGCCATCATAATAGTAACCGTCTAGTGTTTTATCTTTCATTGTTCCACATTATTAATAAAGCTAATATAAATCCGTAGATTAGAATGATTATAAAGAAGGTAATAGCTAAATTTAAAATCATAATAACCCCTACAGTTTCCGTGCACGTACTCTTGTAGGAGCAAAGGCTCCGAGGCTATCCTGGTTAAAACCAGGGTTATCGCTTGACGTACAGGGAATAGCGCGAGGCATTATTTGGACGCCGGTCCTTTTCAATTTTGTTTGTCTCCAGTCATTACTTTTACTGTAACTTGCTGCTTGATATAAACAATCAATACATTCATCGTAGTATCCGTTCTCAAACAGCCATGCTGCATGTATTGATAAAATTTTATTTTGACTTTGCATCATTTCATTTTGCCTGGATCCTGGAAGCACTGACTTCCAAACCAATCTCCGCTGCCGTCGTTCATTACCCATCTATTTCTTTTTTCGTCGTAAGTTGACACTGCTTCTCTGTGATCTCCTGCTAAATCCATGCATTCCATCAGCGTCATTGCACGAGAAAACTCTAATTGGGTTTTCATTATTAGCCCATCCTCGTTCATTATATATATCATTATCCAATGTACTAACTCTTCCATAAAACTCCTTAATTAATTTATACCAAAGATTCTTATAATATGGATTTTTGGTTTTGTTCCACATTAAAGCGGCTTCGTCAATCTTGCTTTGCATCATAGTTCCGTGTTCCATGGGCAATTATCTTTTTTAACCCTGGAGCATGTAATTCTAACTTAGCATATCTATCCCATGCTTTACGTATTAAGTTTAGTTCTAATACTAGAGCTGACCATTGTTTAGATGATATATCTTTACTTGTTATTGTTATCTTTTTTTCTTTCATATAGTATATATAGGATTTAAAAGGATATCTGTCAACTATTTTCTTCTAAATTTACCCATTCTTTTTTCGTGTTTATTTGGGTTTTTCTTATGTCTTCCCGGTCTTTTTCTGGGTTTATCGCGTAGAGGTTTAGTTATTTTACCAAAATTACTTTTTTTACCCATTATAGCCACTCTTTTACAAAAGGTTTAGTACCTTCTGGAGGATGAACTACTGGTAAATAAGTTATTTTACCATTTACATGTTGCTGTAAGTCTGCTCCACACGTTATACATCTATAATATTCTCGAGTAATACCAACCAACATCGTGTATTCATAACACGTAGGACATTTACCGTTAACTATCTCTGCTTGAAATTTTAGAAAATTTTTTTCGGTCATAAGCTTTCTTAGACTTTACCACACGTTGGTGATAACGTCTATCTTTTAATTGTTTGGCAACCTTATTCGATGATGAGTTTTTTGATTGATTTTGAGCCATCAATATTATCTTCTAATTCTGCATTACCCTTCCAGCATTTATAAGATACAGTTTCTGAATACTGTCTCTCAGCTTTACGCTTCCCGTTGAGGCACATTCCCATTGAGTCTTGAATACGCGCTTCCTTAATTTCTCCGTTTACAAACATAAGTAGGGCTATTACAGCTTCTATCATTTTTGGCCTCCGTTTTTATAATGCATATCTCTTGCTTGGTCTTTAAGTTTTTCTATATCTTCT